TTATGCCACGCCGCCAAACTTCAATCTTTCAAAGCATGCTGCCATTTGGCCGTCCAATCCATGCAAATATCGCTGCGTGATTACCGCGTTTGAATGACCGAGCATTTCCTGCGATTCCATTAGCGTCGCTCCGTTTCGCTGAATGTCCGTTGCGAACGAATGTCTGAGCGAATGTGGGTGAAAATTGCGAAAACCCGCCAAATAAAACGGTTGCCGCATTAAATGCCGCAACTCCTCGACGCTGAGAAGCGTACCGTTTGGCTTCTGCCATAAATAATCGTCAATACGCCGGCTAACAATCCACTGCGTTAGTCGTTCGCGTGCTTCTCGGCTCATGTGTACCTCACGCCGCTTGCCACCCTTGCCTACAAACACAATCATCCTGTCGCTGATATTCATTAGTCTTAAGTTCCGCAGCTCAGTGATCCGTAAGCCACAGTCAAACGACAATTTAACTAACAGCCACTGAATCTGATTGCAATACCCCAACACCTGCTCGATCTGTTCTCTCGTGTAGAAAACGCGGCGAATTGGCTCAGTCTCTTTCTGTTTGACGATGTGGCGAATCTTTAATTCAGGCATCTCCACGCCCATGTCTCTAAAATAGCGAAACATTGCTACCACGTGACAAATTCGCGTGTTTATAGTCCGACTGTTTAGTCCGCGTCGTGCCTGAGCGGCTATCCAATCGTTCACCTGCTGTGTTGTGATCTCTCCTAGCGTTTTAGCCGGCACGTTGGCCCGAAAATCCCTCATAACCCAGCGTTTAGCGCTCAATGTCTGCTGACTCATCCGTCTAGTAAACTCGCAGTATTCCAGGTACTCGTCAAAGGCGTGCTTGATCAGTACTGTTGTATTTTTACTCATTTTTTCAAACTCCACTTTAATATTAGCTCTATATAGAATTGCTTATAACGAACTATGAAGCTTCAATTCTATATAGAACCCTCACGTTAATATTTTTGGTCAAAATGTTATCAAAATGAGGCGGCGGCGGGCGGATTTTAGCGATCTTGAATAAAAAATACGGCCAAACGGCCGCTTTCACTACGCAAAACTCCCAAATACTCGCATATATCTAGGATTATTGCATAATATCTGCGTATAATCAAACGCAAACAAACCGCTACGCAAGCGACGTTAAATCAATCAGCAGCAACTGCTACGTGATAAGATTATACTGGCGTTTCATCGCCGCTAATTTCTCTAACCCAGCGATATCTAATGGCAGAGCTGCCTGCTCACGCATTTTCTGCTCGTGCCGTTCCGCGGCCGCCTTGGCTTTCGCCTGAGTAATCAATTTACGCAGCCAATCCACCGTTTTCGCTAGATTCTTACTTGACCAGATGAACGCAAAATACTTACGTGGGTTTCGTTTACGCTTTGCCAGCTTAATCGAATAATCAAACTCTTTTGCGTAGTTGATCTGGCGATTTCTGAACATCGGCAGGTAATTATCGTCGGCAATTAGCTTTGTCGCCTTGCCCAGTCTCTGCTGCATTTTCTGAACTCGTCGCTCGTCTATGGTTATGTTCCCCATTTTTACCCTCAAAATGCCATTTTTGCTCTTGACAAACAAAAATAGCCTCTAGAATTGATAACAATTTTTTGAGGCTAAATACAGACAGCCCACCCTGATTTGCATCTGGGCGGGCTGAAAATCCTGTACGTTCACCGTCAATTTTAGCAAACCGATTTTGTTTTGTCAACAAAAACCCGCCCTCATTTTTCAGAGGGCGGAAAGGTCACATGGATGCTTAAACCATGCGCTTGCAGTTTATCACTATTTATTAGATTTCGCAACAGCAACGTCAGCAACGACCAGTCGTCGTATGTATTCGCTAACTGTCATATTCAACTCGGCAGCACGCTTGATAATCATCTCGTGGTCGCTCTCTGAAACTTTTACGTGTATGTGTTTAGTTTTCATATTGTACCTTTCTCTACCCGATACGATGCCTCGGGCGGGGCTGTTAATATTTAATAAATAGCATTGACGGTAAAATATTTCAAGCCGTCGTAGCGAATTTCGGCTTCACTGTTGCCAGTCTTCTCGAGCTGTCGAACTGCGTCCTCTACTATCGCCTCAATACTCCATAAATTGGTGTCATAGCCTTGCTCGCTCAGTCTGTCCAGTTCTAACCTAATCTGATTAGCAATAGCGTCACGGTCTAGCTCAATATAAATACCAGTAAACTCAGCCTGACTTGCTGTGTGTCGTCCAAACTTAAATCTTAGTTCTTGACGAGCGATCTCCTCAAGCCTCTCACCATCATCACGCAATCGTTCATCTGCCTCAAACTCTGTACTATTGTGCGCGCTGCCGAGCCAATATTGTGCTGTAAATGTTGCCATTTTATTTATCCTTTCTTGGCGGCGGCGGTTGAGGGGCTGTTTATTTTTTAGTGTTTAATTTTATCGACCGATTATTTTCTAGCTTTAGTTTTCTTAATAAACTCAAGCTTTATGGTTATTTTAAGTCTGAAAAGTTGTAACGATGTTTTAAGCATTTTTATGACCTTTCTTTTGCCACCGAATTGTTAATTGTTGCTTGGTTGCCCCTCAACCATGTCTTTAGTATAGCAAACGTGTTGCCGCATGTCAACACGTTTTACTAAAAAAGTCAGAGATTTTTCGACATTCTTTAATTGCCACTGTTAAATCTGTGGAAAACTCACTAAATATTACGCGGTATAGTCCTACCACGGCACATCAACTCACCGTCTCTGTTAGCATTCAGTGCTGACGGTGCTAATCAGAGTGTTACAGGCAATATCTTGGTGCAGGCTGGCTGGGTGCAATTCTGGGGTAATAATACAAAAAAACAGCCGATCCCCGTCGTATTTCCAAAACAATTCAAACAAGTCTTCTCAATATCGCCGACCTTAATTGGCTATAAAACAGGCAGTAAAGCTACCAGTATTAGCGATTTTAACCAAGTGATCGGAAGTGGCTTGAATATTGAATCTGGCATTACTACAAATACTGGCACGACACTCAATGCTTCAACCACTGGCATATTTGGTGGTGCTTGGCATGGGGTTTCGTGGGTGGCAATTGGCGTTATCTAAGACTTCTTAACGTACTGAATCGTCACAAATGAGGTCTTATAACCGGATTGATCTGCGTATGTTTGAATGTTGATGCTACTATTATCAACATAAACCGTTACTGTATAAGCTTGCTGGTCGGCAGCGTGTGGCAGGTTAATTGTCGCACCGATACTGTCCTCCTTTGCAATACCGCGAATATTGATGACCATGCCAAGATTTGTGATACCATGCGGCACGGTTGTTTTGCCGGCTACCTTCAAGCCGCCCATCGCAAATGTCTTCTGATAAATTGTGCGGCCGTCAATCCACTTCATTCCGGTGTCGACTTCTGACGTGCTACGGTCGCCGCGGGCTGCTGGCGACAAGTGCCGTGGTAGGACTATATCATTGCCAAGTGCGTCAGAGCCAATCACGCCGTTCTTGAACATCTCAGCCCTGTTAATCCGCCCGTCAGCCAACGTGGCTGGATTACGCCTATCAGTGATAACGGAGTCGAGAATTGTTGTTGTGCCAGCGTTTACGCGTATCTCAGCGATTACTTCATACGGATTAGACGCACCAATCTTCGCCTTGATCTGAGATGGCGTAGGTGCACTTGGGTTGGTTGCTGGCGTGCCTGGAACGACAACGGCCTTTGTGCGATTCTCGTTGTCGGCGACAGCTTGCGACGCAGCTACGTTTGTGTCGATATAGATCACCACCGCGTCAATTCGTGGATTAGCACTATTTGCCGTGGTAACACTAGCTTGAACTGGCTGCGTGCTTAAGTTGCTCACTGGGAACGTTGCCGACATAGCATCACGCACCAATAAATCATCAGGTATACCACTCTCGCCGCCGATCAGTACATTCATACCGACAGGGCTGGCTTGACGCACCCTAAAGCCGCTGATCCACGAGCCAACAAAAGCGTTACCGAGTGCGTGAAATAATGCGCTGTCAGTGGTGCGGCCACCGTTGCTATTAGGAAAGCCTAGTGCCATAATTATTCTTCATCAGCGCTTTCAGCCTCAGTCTCGGTGGTGTCGGCCGCCTCGGACTCAGCTTCATCATTGGTATTTTCAACTTCTGGCTCGACAACCTCGTCGGCAGACTCCACTACTGGTGTCTCTGGCTCAGCAGGCTCGCTTTCAGCCTCAGTCTCGGTGGTGTCGGCCGTGCCTTTGGCTGCCGAAATACTCACGTACGGCCCACTATGCGCTCCCTCCTTCACAAAAACATAATATCCCTCTGGTGTTCGGCGAATCTCGCCGCCCTTATAATTCTGTACTTTTTCAGTGTTTTCCATATGAATCCTCCTGATTTAAATGTACAGATTAGGCGATATTAACGTTATTTGCCGTGTAGAATTAAGACATCATCGCGTAAGTAAAAGCGTAATCAAAAACCCGCACGAGACTTCTAGCCAAGTGCGGGGTAACATTTATAGTATACTACTTATTCTCAATCCTATGAACAAGCTCTTCCTTATTCCCGCCAAGTTCTTCGTATTTCTTGGCAAGACTGTCTACTTGCTCTGGAATTTCTTTGAGGTCATTCCGGCGGTTAATCTCGTCCATAATAAGTTGCAGCTGTTCTTGCAATTGTTCTTCAGTTAAAGTTTTGTAGTCCATGTAGCTCCTTTCGTTAGTTTTCCTTGAAATTTCCAATTTTTACAAGTTATCGTAAGATTTTAGGGTTTCACGGTTAATTACTCACCCCACTGCAGGCAGTGTCGTTGGCCAGTCGTTCTCAGTGACGTACGACATGTTGAACGAACACGAATCGCCTTTCGTCCAGTTGCCGACACCAGGCACTCCTCGTATAGCGAAGTCATGCGCGGCTCGATACGAGTACATTGAGCCAATTTGGTCATCGCCGCCGGCACTGATGATTACAGATGTATGCGCCCTACCCCAAGCATCGCTCCTGAACCCTAATGGCATGCCGTTTTTCTCAAGAAGCAGCTGTTTAACCGCGCTGCGTGCTCCGGTAGGGTTATCACCAACTTTCAAGCTATTTGAACGCAGGTAGACTGTCTTACCGATACGCCGCAGCTGGAGATTGCTGGTGCTATCCCAAAATGGGTCGAGTAAGGCTTTGATATCGCGCCAGCCAGTATCGCCATACAAGACAGTCCAGCCGGTGTTGCCAGTGCCCCACATTTTGACCCACTTTACTGCGCCGCAGGTGACGGCAGTGTCTGTGTAGGTTGAGCCTGGAGGGGCAGTAATTCTACCGTTCGGCTGACCAGTGCCCTTGAAGTGCATTAAGTCGTCTTTATCGGCTTTCTTATCCAGCGCAGCAGTAAGCTCTGCGTTATCTGAGATATCTCCACTAATACTTCCCCAGGCGGCAGAGCCGCCTCCGCCGGGATTACTTACGTAAGTTTTAACCGTTTCTCTGGCAATCTCCAGACTCACATATGGCCCGTAAGCAACATTATTTTTGATCCAAACAAACAGTTCGCCTCGTTTGCCTTTGTCGATTACGTAAATCACCCCTCCCTCGTAGTCTTCTATTTTTTCCATATCATACTCCTTCCTTAGGCGGTGTCTTGCCGCGCGGCTCAGTCAACAATTTGCCAGTTTTCGGGTCATGCCAGCGGCTCAAGCCTGGCACACTGTGTGCGTCCACCAAGCACTGTAAGCAGTCATTGTACGTTGAGCCTGCTGGCATCTGTGGCGTGGTTTTGCCGATATGCAGTGTCACGCAGCCGCAAGCTTTGCACTCTCGAAAATACAGGCTTGATTTGGTGATGGTTATTTTCTGTAGATTCATAGGTCGACCAACTAACTGACGCTATCGCGCATCTCTTTTACTAACTCAACAATTATCGTCTTAGCGGCCGACAATCCAGCGGCAATCGCAGATAGCGTTGTCGCTAGTGCTAACGCCCACAGCTCACGCCAACTCGCCGCAAACAACAAATTTACTAGGTTTACGCCTGCCAGTAAGAACGTTGCGATAAACGTCTGTACAAATGTCCACAATGCACGAACGATTACGTCTTTGTAGTTGATGTTCTTTAATGCTTCTAGTGATTTCATATTTCCTCCTTATTTTTTCTTGAAAATCCCTAAGATTAGTTTTGCTAATTCCACCACTAGCCCTGACAGCCACCGCCAAAATCCCGTTGGCTTGTCGCCCTCTGGCTTTATTTCTGGCGTTTCCTGTGGCTTCTCTGGTTCAGATGGTTTCGTATCCGGTTCGCTTGGTTTTGGCGATTCTGGTGGCTTTGGTGTGTTCACCTTGCCCATGCTTCGTAGCTCGTCAATGGATTTATTCGAAACATTAGCGTCTAGCTTCCCGCTATACCCAGGGATAGCCAGCGTCTCTGAATATTGATGAATGAGCGAGCCATGTGCATAATTGCCTGGATTTCCATAGTTTGGATACCAATCCACGCGGGGCAAGCCTAGTTTTTGGATGATAGCCTCACCACCGTATGTGAATACCTGCTTGCCAGTTCTCTGCAAAACAATGTTGCTGAATACACTGATTTGCTCGACTGTCCCTTCAAAGTCTGGTTCAAGGTCAAGGAATAACAGCTCGCCGGCTTCATTTCCTAAAGCCTCAATACACTTCACAAAATATTCAGCGTTCTGCTCCGCCTCTTCTCTGGTTGAAAAGTATGGTAGCCAGTAAAGACCAAGCATCTTGCCGGCCTCGCGAGCTTTAGTAACAAACAGTTCTGCATCTGGGTCTAGCTTGAACTCATTGCCGCCGTATTTCTGCCCGACCCAGCCCGCTTTGACAATAACGCCTGCTACTTTTGGAAATATATTCACTACTTCGGCGGTTTGGTAACTGGAGATATCAATGATGACGTTGCTAAAATCTTGCTCAGGCTCTGGTATCGGTTGAGGTGCAGGTTTTGGTGTTAGGTCTGGCAAATCGTGCGTATCTTTATCTGTAAACACTTCAGCGCTCATATATTTGCCGCTTCTAGCGGTAACAAACCACAAAGTATTGCCGTCAATAGCCTCGCCATTTGTGACATAGCCTTTCATGGCTACCGTTGCACCAGCGTCAATCTGTTGGAATATTCCACTTTGAGTGTTGGCAGCGTCTCTTGCGTTAGCTAATACCGCGGTCATTCGCTCTGTCGGTTTTACTTCTTCGTAGTTCTCAGCAATCTGCCGTCCATCACAGCAGTATGAAAATCCTAGATAATCAGGTCCATAGTTCCCCATCCAGTTCATAAGCTCTTCAATACTGTTATAAATCCCTCGCGCTCCACTGTGGACGTCACTGTCGTGGATTTCGATTGAAGCGTCGCCACGCTTTCGCATTAGAAATACGTGGCCATATGCTACGTATTGACCTCTTGAAAAGCCTAGAAAACCTATCACCCAGATACCCACTGGCGCGTGTCCAGTATTTATTCTGCCTGCGTTTAATTCGTTTAAGTACGCGGCTCTGGCGCTTGGTGTTCGCACTGGTGCATTGATTGCATCGTCTACATATTGTAAGCACCAGCCGCTTCTCGCACCGATATTGATATTTGGATTATAAGTTTGCTTGACTGCCATCATTACTTCCTGTTTACGGTTTATTCACAACTCTCACAATTAAATCGACCATAAAGCCAATCACGGTAATTACCGCTGTCATTACACCAGCACCAATCTTAGCTTCACTCTTGGACAAATAACTACCTTGCATCAGTTCCACGCGGGCTATCAGGGCTTTCAGTTCCTCGGCATCGGCTTTCGATTCAGCCAGCTGTTTGACCGACTCCGCCAGCCGCGACACATTATCGTTTATTGAACTCAGCCTTTCGTTCAGCACGTCGTCGCGCGCAGTCATCATGATGCCCAATTCCCGCACCGTTTTGGGTGTTTGATTCATCGACTCCTTGTCTCGTTTATCGTTCATTTTCACTTACCACATTACAGATTAGACATATTCAACCCTCAGCTCGCCGTCAGACGTGGCGAACGCGTAGATTTTGAATGTGTTGCTGCCGAGGTTGATCAAGAAATCTGATATATTTAGCCACGTCTGCACGCCGCCATTACTTCGCCGACGCTGGAAATAACGAGTGACGTCTTCCAACCCTGAACCATGATTGCTGCGCCTGCCAACCATCAGCTTAAAAACCATACCCGACTGATACGTGCTGGCTTTCGGCGTAAATACGATTTCGAACCGCCTCAGAAACGTTGCGTCACGCTTGTCGATCGCTGCTTCTAACTTAACTCGAAATACCTGCACGCCGTCAGCACCAACACGCTGTGCCGCTTTCATCTCTGCAATCTCACGCTCGCATCGCGTAATGATTCGCGCCATTGTCTCGCCGTCTATCTCTTGAATCCTCATAACGTCCTACTTTCGATTGTTAAATCGACACTAATATTTGCCACCACGGCACATTTCATCTGCGTCAGCACACTGCTCAGTCCCTTTCGCACGTACGCGTATGCAAACCACTTACGAACATGCCGCGCGTCGCTCGATATTGGTATTGTGTCAATACGCGTCGGTACTGCACCGTTTATCAACATCTTGTCAATAATCAAATCAGCCAACAAGAACGTCTTATCCTTTTTTGCCGTCGCCGTGATAATAAATGGCACGCCAGAGGCTTGCTGTTGCCCACCAACTACACTAGCCACCCGATTAAAATCCCACTCGTCGTTGCTGGCACTCTCATAAAACACCAGCCCGTTTGATGCCATCACCTGGCTAGTCTTGAGGTCGCGGATGTTGCGATCAAGTGACGCCAGGATGTCTGCCAATTGGTTTTCAGGCAACATGCTCAGCCGATTCATAGCAGGCTCGCTTTCATGCTGAACGACCCCTTATCTGTCCCCAGAAAAACGCATTTAGCGTACATATACTTCGTCTGCCCCTGCGGCGGATTGTCGATAGTGGTGCTGGCGCTAAACGCTAGTTGATATGGCACCTCTAACTTATTGATGTCTGGCGCGCTCTGATCAATAACACTGCCAGTAATCGGCTGCGCGCCCGCCAACGTGTCAGGATTGTCACCGACGTAAAACTGCGGCAAAAACAGCACGTACGGCCACTGTTGTTTGTGTGCGGTAAATGTCGTCTCAATCTTGATTATTCTGCCACCAAGAAAAGCGGGGTCATGTGTGATGGGTATCATCGCGTCGTATTCCTGTGCACTTTTCGTTTCGTAATAAATAATGCCGGAGTTGTTGCTGGTTCTCTGTGTGGCTTTCATTTGCTCAGAGGCTCGTAGCAGCGCCCGCAATCTGCCAATGGCACGCCGCTCCTCCACCAGGTTCAACCGCTCACTCATAGGTCATAATTATCCAGCGTTAAGGTTATCTCTTCGCTCATGTTCTCATCGACCTTGACAGATATTTGCTCGATTCGGTAATAACCACTCAGTGGACAAGACGGATACTTGCTTTGCTCGACAACGATACGATCGCCAACACCGATATTATTCAAATCAAACTGTGTGCCACGCACTGTGACGCGCGGCAAATCAACCAGTCGGCTCATCACTGCCACATCAGCCTCGCAGTGCCCCGCCAGCGTACTCAGATTTTTAATGCTGTTGTACAACTGCATTTTCTCTCTTAGGATAAACTCCTGCTGGCTCAAAACGTCCTCAGCACTATAGCGAATTGTCTCTTCGCCCATGCCAGAGGCCTTGCCTATGATGTTGTTGTACAGGTTTGCTCCAGACTGCGGTAGCTCCATGCGGATGGCGCCAATTCCCAGTCCGTCATCGGGATAGTGTACTGTCACGTCTGGCCGTTCGTTGCCGAGTGTCTGAAATGTCTCAAATTTGCGGTCATAAGTGAACCGAAAATCAAACTTGCCATCTTGTAAATTGGTTAGCGACACCAACGCGTCTTTAGCGTTGATATCCTCCCAGTCGTCCGTCCTGTCACGTCGTACGCCGGTGCGGTACTGTCTGCTGCCCCTAGTGATACCAACGTCGCCATTAGGTCTATTTTGCACTTCCTGAATAATATCCCAGGCAATGTCAGTAGCTTCAATCCCTTTCCAGCGACCATTCAAGTATCGTGCGTCAATCAGATTCAAGTAGCCGTCGCACTGCACTAGTATTCGTGCGTTGTCGGTGTTCAGGTTTCGGTTTGCTTCTACCACCACTGCACCGAACAAATACTCGCCGTTACGATTGACTCTGATGTCGCTCACCCATGGCTTTAAGATAGTGTTTGGGTTCTCGCCGATCCGTCGGCACTTCTCTTCCCAGTCTGGCATCGACATATTAAAATCTAGCGACTCAACACCATTCCGTATCATGCTCCAGTCGATGTCTTGGCAAAGCCTCGTAATATCTGCCACCTTGGTCTTTCCGCGGTGCCATAGCTCGATGGTGTAGCGTGGTGGTACGTACTCGTCCATTACGCTACTCCCGTGTAGCCGTTGTACCACTCAACGATAGCTGTGCCAGTATCAGTGCTGTTTGATGTGTTAAAAATCAGTTCGTTCAGCCCTGGCACTAAACGCCAATATTGGCTGCTTGTGAGGTTATTATCGATACCCACGCCATTCAGAGTCACCTCTCGGTTGTATGTATCAAATACGATTGTGTCACTGTCTGTTGTGCTGATATTCAGCGCCAGAATCTCGCCGGTCGTCTGATTGGACACGGTCGGATTGGTCACCTTGCCGGTAATTGTGATTGTCGGCCAAACATACGTATTGCCATCATTTATGGCGTGATTCAGCCCCCCGCCAGCTACCCAGTGCAAGCCGTCACGCTCCCAAAGCATACCTGTCGGGCTCCACAACAGTCCGCCGTCACGCGGTCGCTCGAGCGTAACTCTCTGTGCGGCACCGTCAGTGTAGTCGTACATTCGCGGATCGCCAGCAACTAGCTCGATGTCGTAGTCGGCAATGAGCGGCCACTCAATTTTCGGATCAAGAGGTTGCGTCAGTTTGGTGATGGTTTGGTAGACGCGTCCAGTTGGCGTGAATAGCTGCACTCGCAGTTTGTCGCGGATTTTGATGGTTCTAGCAATTTTTGCCATCTCGGCGTGCATCTCAGCAAGCCTTCCGTCGTGCTCCACTACCACGAAAAAGCTCAGCGGTATTTGCCGCACACCATAGAACTGCTCATCAACGCTACCGCCGTCGGCACCAGAAAACACATACTGGCTGTTGCGAACGTCAGGATCGCCAAAGCCTTTCAGTGGCGGTGTCAGATGTGATAGCCCCTGTTTGCTGCCCGCTAGAAACACGCTCTCATTAGTGCGCATATTGGTGATTCGCACGTCATAGGTTCTCATCAGTAGCCCCTCCTCATCTGTTGCACCAGGCTGCGGTTATATTGATCGACATCGATGCCGTTTGTCAGGTTAACAGTTTGGTTGATTTGCGGATACCCATCATTAGGGCCGCCATTGTTTTTGCCGCCCCAGATATCGTCGGCCCGTAAAGAGATACTGCCACTACCAGATACACTAAAGTCAGGCGACAGCGAAGTCGTCATCCTGCCAGAAATCGCACCATTCATCGTATCGACCGCTGATAGTATACCCCCAATGCTGTCGGTGATGCCATTCGCAAATCCTTGACCCAAGAAGCCTCCCATCTTAGCCATCACGGTTGACGGCGAATGAATCCCGAAAAAGCTTTTAATTCCATCAAGAACAGATTTGCCGAAGCCCTTTATTTTGTCCAGGATCCAACCAGTAACATTATTGATTCCGTTCCATAAACCTTTGATGAAGTTTTCTCCAACACTCCATAGAGTTGACGGCGATAATACCTCTCCAATCTTATTGATGACTTTCCATGCAGCACTGCCAATGTGACCAAGCATGCTGCCAATTCCATGGATCAACGCGAACAGTAGCCTTACGGCCGACTCACCTAATTTCTGCAACATCGTTGGGTTGGTTAGGGTAGTGACGATCGCGTTGACAATCCTTGGCATTGCATCAACCAACGCATTGATGATGGTTGGTAATGCCTCTAGCATAGCCAAAAAGAGCGTGATAGCTCCCATAATTATCACCTGTAACGTATTTGGTTCAGTTAGTGCTGCTACCAAGCTATCGACAATCTGCGGTATCATCGGCGTGATGACTGCGATAATTTGCGGAAGTGCCTGTAAAACAGCAGTAAATAGTTGCACAAAGCCTTGGATCAACGCTGGCAACATTTTTAGTATCTCGCCAATCCACTGCGGTGCGGTTTGAACCAGTGCGTTGAGCAGCAGAATAATTCCGTTGATGATGGCTGGCAGCAGCTTACCGAGAATCGGTGGAATTAGCGGAGTTAATCTGTTAATTATCTCTGGTAACGCCATAGAGATACCTCCGATAGAGTCAGCCAGTCTTGGAACCATATTTTTCAAAAACACCTCAAGAGAAGATGTGAAATTGCCAAGTATTTCATCAAATGAAATATCTTCGTTGCCAATGCCGGCAACTAGGTTTGACCACGCTGATTTCATCGAGTAAAAGCTGCCACTAATAGTCTCGCTGGCTTCTTTAGCGGTCGTGCCGGTAATGCCCATTCTCTCTTGGACTTTATGTATTGCCTCGATGAGCTTATCAAATGGAATATCCTTGACGTTCTCAGCCGTCGCCTTGAAGCCTTTGCCCATCACGCCTGTTTCGTTGACTAAACGTGCCATCTCACCAGCAGTACCACCATACCCAAGCTTCAGGTTGTCGAGCATGGTGTAGTTGTCTTTTGCGAAACCCTGATAGGCATCCTGGATCCTTGCAATATCAGTGCCCATTTTGTTGGCATTATCAGCCATGTCTGTGACGGCCATATGAGCATATTGAGCTGACTTCTCGGTATCACCCTTTAGCCCCTGTAGCAGTGATGCCGAAAAGCTTGTAACAGTCTCCATGTATTGATTTGCTGACAATCCTGCCGTTTTGTAGGCATTTGCGGCATACGCTTGTACGGTGTCGCTCGACTTCTTAAACAGCGTGTCAACGCCACCAACCAATTGCTCCCATTCCGCAAAACCCTCGACTGATTTTTTAGCCAGCCCACCAATCGCCACCGCCGCGGCCGCCGCTCCAACAGCGAATGCCTTACCTAGCCCAGCCGCCACACTGCCAACATGACTTAACGCACCACCCAACTTCTCTTTTAATCCGCCAGCTAAAGAATTGATATGCGGCATCACCTTGCTCACCATACCACCGACGGTATTACTAATCTTGCCGCCAAGTGCACTAAACATGCCAGAAATACCGCTACCAATCGTCGACAGTCCGGGTGCCAAGTTGCGTCCAATCGCGCCGCCGATTCCACCGAATACTGCTATCATTTTTTGCGCGACAGGGGCTAGGATTGTGCCTATACCCTTACCTAGCCAGATAAATGGCGTGGCGAGTTTTTGCGCCACCAACGCCATGCCCTGCCCAACTTTAGATGCAAAACTAATCACCGCATTGGCGGCGATGGATAACTTCGATGAAATGAACGTGCCAATATTAATAAACACATTTACAACAGCATCGCGTGCTCTAATAAAGGCCGCAGACATTGCACTGGCGGTTCTGCTGGCAGCATTTGCGACCGGAGAGAAGAATGTAGCGATACGATTGCCGATATTTGCAAACCCTGCGGTGATTTTACTTGCCAATGGCGCTAGCTTGTTAGTGATTGGCTGAATAAGCTCTTTTGAGATGATGGCAGCACTTTCAACTGCCGCATTTTTTATGCCAGCCCCCAGCTGCTTAGATCCAGTTCCGATCTTATTCCAAGAGTCAGCCATTTTCTTGGTCAATTCGTCATTGTCCTTGGCAGCACTCTTCATTTTTTTCTGAACATCAGAAACAGACTTGTCAAACTTTGACCTGTCAACTTTGTAGGTAACTACTATTGTTCCTTGGTTCATACTTCGTTTCCGTGGTATAATTTCTTTACTAAAGAAAGGATCTTATAATGAAAGATGTTGAAACATTCAAAAAGCTTGCTCTGATTGGTTTGATTCCATGTTTTAATGGATTGCCGTGGTTCTATATGGGAAGAATTACTCGAGGATTGATGTATACGTTCACTTGTGGATACGCCTACCTTGGATCCGTTAAAACAATTGTCAAAGCTGGTGAGATCGTCGACACATACAATGCCAAGCGTGGCTACATCAATACTTCTCGTCGTAATGGATAAGATCACCTCAAACCCCTTATAGTTTTTGTCAAAGAACTATACATCTTCTTGTAAGCGTCCTTATTTTGTGCTGCTGCTATTACAGACAGGAGGCTCAGCGTTCGCTCGCATTCGCGACGTATTGCTGCTTTTGCTAACTCCACCGCGTCAGCCTCGTCCATCTCTAAAACCTGCTCGTGCGTGTATTGCGGATAGTTGAGCAAGATTATATGCACTCTCTCCTCAAAGCTTGTGAGAACTTTATCAGCCTGAATCTTCAAATACTGTTCGTACTTTTCGATATCGTATCCAGGCTGACTGTTCTCGTTCATGGCTACGCCTCGACTTCTCGCACCTCAACACCCTCAGCGGCTAGCTTAGTTAGCCCTGTGGTTGCTAATCGCACAATTTCAAGCAGCAGAGCATCGACGTTGTCATTATCAAGTGCATCAAGCAAATCTCTTAAAGACAACCCACCCTCAACAACTGTCGCTCGAGCCACAACATCCATGACAATCGCACTGCCGGTAACAGCCTTGCCATCTTCGCCGCCAATGCTTAATCGTGCAGTATTTGCTTCAAGAGCTTTGTACTGTTTAACTCGAGGGATCAGATACTTGTAGTGTTTAGTCGGCTCATCGCCCTCTGCTGGCATTTCAATATCCAGCAATACACGCTTTTCGGGCTGTTTCTTTTTCAGAACAAACGCCATCTCATTCTCCATTCCATAGTTGTAAAAACTACATTACTTTTTATCAATTTAGGTATTGACACGGTGTTTTTAGCACCGTGTCACCCCTGTTACGCAAATGTCAGGTCGCCTTTGACGAGCTTGCCGGTCACGCTGATTTCAAACTCGGTCAAGCCATCTTCCTGGCTGATATCGCTCAGGGTTGCCGTTGCGTCAAGCATGAACAACGTATGACCTGCTTGAGCTGCTAATTTCGGCACCAGCTTAAACACGCCAGGCACCTGTGTCGAGCTGCCTTTTTGTAAGCCAACCTGTACAGCCCCCTTTGTGCCAACAGTAATACCAGTAGTACCGTCAATTGTCTCGCCGCTGTTATAGACATAACCAGGCACGATATTTTTGAGATTGTCCTGCCCAATGTCCGTCACCTTAAACTTGATAGTCGATTTGAACGATTTGATAAGTTTGAGATTTGTACCGTCGATAAAATCTCGAGTCACCTCGTCCTTATCGTTGTCGAAGTCCAGGTCGTTCACACCCATGACTTGCTTGAAATTTTTACCAGCCTTGTCCCCGAAATATAGATCGTGGTTCAAGCCGGCGTAATCGATTGCTGCCATTTTAATTGCTCCTTTGACTTAATCTTTCAAAACTAATGTTACAGATTGGGCACTCCATGCCCCCATCCGTAATTCAGAGGCTTCATAGTCGCTGTCTTGCATCGGAAATACGCTCACGCGAACAAATCTCGCGTCAGTGTATGGCAATTGCATTAGTGCCGTACGTAGCTTGCTGTCAAGCTCGTACAGCTCGGCCGCATCAGCTTTTAATACAGTGATTGTTAGCTCGGTGGTTAACTTGGTATTACCCAAACTGCCGCCGCTATATTCACCGCCGCCAGCAGCGACCACCACCATACCGTCTTGGCTATTATTTGCTGGCAATCGCCCAACAAAAACATCTTTGCCAAGCTCCCCGCCAACAACAGTAGCCACTACTTTTGCAATCTCCAACGCTACATTCATCTAAAAAAACCTCTTGTAATCTTTCATGGTGCTTCTCACACCTTCATCAACGAAACCTTTGCCAGTGCCGGCTGTGGTGTATTTACGTACCACATGGGTACCATCTGCACGCCTGCCGCGGTTCTGGTACTGCGAGTAGATTAGCTTCCATGCCAATCTGATAGCGTCTCTACCGATTCGCCGCACCTCGACATTGCGGGACTTTAGCGACCCCCTACGCTTGAATGGTGCGGTGAGGTTGGCTACTGTCAAGGTGTGATTTGCCATGGCGTTTAGTCCTGTAGCTGCCTGATTCTGAAAAAATCGTTTGACAGCGACTGTATTGTCGACGATCGGCATGATTACACCTCTCTGTCGAGCCTCTCCAACTCAATCTCGACATGCTGTACTGTGCCGCTGGTGATAACTGCTCTACCGACCGCCACATTAGCAACGCGGTACACTCGCTTAACGCCAAACAGCGTCACTTCGGCAAAATATCCCTCGATTGAGTAGCCAATTGATGACAGCCAGCCGTCCCGCCCGTCCAGATACGCTCTAGCGTCGCCTGTCATGGCATCGTAGCTACCGCCGCGCGTCAAGCCGCTTGTCTGCTCGACAACACACTTCACATTGTGTCGCTCGCCGCCAGTTTGGCGATATGTGCCATTGACAGGCGCAACCAGCGTAATGCTATCGCGAAATATCATGGCGATGAACTCCACGCTGGCTTAGCGGCGTATCAGCGTAGCCAGACACCACGCAACTGCTGATTGGCTTTACGAACTTTGCCAGTAGATCAACATTTGCCTCTGCGAACTGGTCGATAACTTGCTTGGCGTTGTCATATGTCACTGAATGGCTCAGCACTGTTTCAGATTTTACGTTGTTGTAAAAACTACCTTGATTAGCTATTGACAGCGTGTCAAATAGCCTTGCGATGAGGATTTTCAAGCCATATGGCAACGGCTCACCATATCCCCACGCTGCCTTGACGATACACCGTCCAGTACTCAGCGGATCAACCATCTCGATGATATTAAACCAGCTGACGTTCAGTTCATCGCCTTGACTCACTGACTTGACCACCAGCGGCATACCGCTTTCTGTTGTCACCTCTGGCGATAGACTAGTGAACGGATCGACAATTAGGAAACGTGAGCCGCAAGTTGTCTCATATTGACGCGGCGTATTTGCCTCGCCCTGCATTTTGACATCTAGCAACGCCTCCAATGTCTCTGTCGCCTGCTGCAATAACTGCTCAAAGTACTTATTCTCGGCATCAGAAAGGGGGCGTAAAAGTACGCCCTCGATATCTTCTTTAGTTACCAATGCTGCCATCTTACGCCCCTCTCTGTTAGGCTACATGTTTAATAGCCACTGCTGCTGCGATGCCGCTCAAGCCGCCACCTGCGAAGATTTCCTGCAAGTACTGCTGCTTGTTGTTCTCCAGCTTAAAGTTGCTGAACGCCTCGATTGAGTTGTCGCCAACAACCTTGTACTTATTCAATACGACCAGATACGCGTCGTTGTCGGCGTCGTTGGTGTCGTTGAACCATTGCGGTACAAATTTACCGGCAAGCTCCAAGTCCTCAAGAATGCTGACTCCTGGCGTGTACAGCATGTGTCCGTCGCTACCACGCTCGTCTTTCAAAGCGGTCAGGTAGCCGCGCTTAGCGATGATATACACGTCGCCCTCAGCCTCAATCAGGTCGCGCGCATTCAAGATAGAAGTACGGCGGCTTTCTTTAGATTTCGGTGTGTAGGTTTTGGCGAATACGTTACCAGCTTTGGCGTCGTCTTTGACAGAGATAAACTCTTTAATCTTGTCATCGCTGGATGCTTCGCGACCATCACCGATGATAGCTGCGCGCTCCATGCTTGCAACGATACGCTTCGGCAGCTCTGTCAAGACATACTTCAAGATTGATCCAGTGCTTCGGTTCTTGCGCAATGTTTCCTTGTCAAGGTCGATACGCGAGTAGACATATTGACCGTTAATGACGCGGTTATCCAGAACAATATTAGCCTCTTTCTTGGTTTTGCCGGCTTTGTGACCATACGCGCCATCGGTGTTGGTGTCCCAGGCGGTGTTGTAAGCGTCAAGTCCAGTCCTGTCGAACAGGTTCCAGATTTGACCACCGGCCTTAAACGCACTCTCAATCGCCTCGACAACTGGTGTCGGCAAGACCTTTTCAGGGTTTGTTACGCCCATGGTCGTTTTCAAATGGCTTTCCCACGCCGAACGAATGTCGCTCGTCTCTGCACCTGCGTTTTTGACAAGCACATTAGCAAAATCAATTAATGCCTTTGGTGTGTCCAGATAATTCGTAGCAACAGTCGTTGCAACAGCTGCTGGATCAGCTGGTTCTTTAACTTGCATTTTTGCAATATCTTCCGGTTTCATTTCCGTATCCTCCTCAGGATTGTTATCAGTTGGTTCTCCCGGCTCTGATTGCTCAGTTTCGTCAGTAGGCTCTGCCTCTGGCATGGCTTCCGGTGCCGCTGGTTCGTCAGTTTTCGTTTCAGGTTCAGTCGTCGTTTCCTCGGCTGGCTCTGTCGCCTTGGCTGCTTCAGCCTCTGCTTTTGCCTTGATCTGTTCAACCAGGCTCTGCATTGGCTTGGCGTCCGCTTGCTTGACTGCCGACATACTGAATGCAAAATTCATACCCATCGCATTCTGTACGCCCTCGTCTTGCTTTTGCCTCTCTGGCGCCTCAGACACCTCATCGGCAAAACCGAGCTCGACAGCCTTATCGGCAAGCATCCACGTTTCCGCTTCCAGCAGCTCAGCGATCTTTTCATCGCTCAGCCCTGTCCGCTTGGCGTAGATAGGCGTGATGCCCTCCTCGATTTTCATCAGCACATCCTTGGCTTTCTCCATGTCATCAACCGTACCTGCTGCGTAAACAGACGGGCGGTGAATCATGATCATTGAGCCTGGCGACATGATAATCTTGTCGCCTGCCATCGCAATTACTGATGCAATCGACGCCGCTAAACCATCAACTCTGACAGTGACATTTCCGTTATGATTCACAAGTGCGTTATAAATCGCCAAGCCTGCGAACACGTCGCCGCCGGGGCTGTTAATGACAACTGTCAAATCGCCCGCGTGCTGCTTGAGTTCTTCGCGAAAGAGGTCGGGTGTGACTTCGTCGCCCCACCAGGTATCGCTCGCGATAGGCCCGTCAAGTATAAGCTCTTGATTGTTCGATAAAACGGAATTGCTCCACTTCCAGAACTTCATGCTTCTTTCCTTGTTAAAGTTAATGCTTCGACTCCTGCTTGCCCGTCCAATTTGAGCGTCTTGCTCTCGTCTTATTTCTAAGACTACAGATTACGATTTATCGAACTCATAACGCACCTGATTGTCTGTCGAGGTGGTGTTCACGATCTTGATATTATTGACATGTTTGCATTTCGCATTACTACAACGCACTTGTGCGATCATCTGCGTAACACTCTTAATGTTTAGGTAGCGGCCGCACTCCTCGCATCGCAAATCCAGATCAGCCATCTCGTCATCGATAATTCGCCGCTCAGCATTGAGATACGCCTTGACAACGCGGTACTTCGGGTGACAATGCCCATTTGGGTGGACATCGTAGCCGTCGTTCTGTGCGAAATTATTGATAAATATGCCACCGTCCCTGCCAATGATTGCCTCATTCAGATTCAGGATTGGCTCATCAACTGCCACCCATTTATCGATTAGCGTTGCACAAAACTCACATGGTTTGCCAGTTTCACTCTCCATGGCTTTCTCGATCAGCGTTCCTGTTTGGTTTTGCACCTGCTTCATGGCTTCAACGCTTGACAGCGCGTCGGCTCGTGATATCTCAGTGCGAGCCATTCGCTGCACTCGCCATTCGTCGGTCTTCATAATGCCTCGCAGCTTCTCCTCCAGTTCAGACTGTGCCCAGCCATGAGATGCCGCATGATCAAGCACACGGCGGATTGAGGCGGCCGTATCGTCAGCGTATGAACGAGCCACGTTCAGCAAGTATGTGCGATAGGATTCCTGTGTTGATGCTGCCACCACAAAACCCGTTAGCTCGGCAGTAGACACGCCGTTATCTATCAGCAACTGTTTGCCGTCCTCAAAGTAAATCGCCCCCTGCACAATCATCAACGCCACGATGATCAGTAGCAGTGCCTCGGCAAACTCGTTCTGCTCGTCGTCTTCCTCGGTACTGTTTTCAGCCACCTGACGAGACTCAGCAATAGCTCGATCGACTTGTTTCTGCATGAACTCCGTCGTTGCATCATAAATCAGCTGCTCAAAGTCATCGAGCGTCTGTGGCTGCTTATTTGCTGATGCTTTTGGGTTTGTGCCATTCGCTTCTCCTCGAGCCCCCATATTGCCAACTTTGCGGCGATCAGGTGCATCTGCCACTTCATCACCCTCGTCAACATCTGGCTTATCGTTCTCAATCTCTGGTGGCTTGTAGTCGCCCTTGCGCAATAGCTTAAAGTTATTCGGCAATTTCAACGCATCAATGATACTCTCGGTGCTGTATCCAGCCGCCTCTAGCTTCAAGATGCTGTTAATCCGAATATCATCAGCCTCAGCCTGCACCTTCACCTCGTCGACAACTTGCGGAATAGCGAATTCGTAAGTAATGGCTATACCCATGCCGCCAGTGATTCGGTTCAATTCGTGCGTCAACTGTGTGTAGTTGCGTAACAGCAATGGATCAACGACATTCTCAGCAAACACCTGCTTTGACACTTGAGCGTTAGCGTACGTAGCTGTGTCGTCAATGCCTTTCATAATTGCCGACACGCCGAACGACGTATCGATCCGCCTGTCCACCTGCTTAAATAAGTTCTCGAAGTCAATATCTTTGTTTGGCTGTGAGAATGGCACCCACTCAATGGCTGCACTGCCCGACGGGACACCAGTCTTTATATTGACTGGGCGGTGTGTGTATGTGACGTTGTTGTTGCTCCCTGCTCCGCGATGAGCGTCTTGCAACATTGCCACGCTCTCTTGAAACGCCTGCCGTGTTGGTGCAGTAATGATAAACTGCCCAGCTGGCACTGCCCCGTTCTCGAAAAAGCCAGCCTGAAAGTCAGCAATATAGTCGTCGAGCGTCGCCCAGCGGCGTGAGGCCTCAGATGGCGAATAGCCGGCGTACAGATCGTTTGGATCAACACCACCAGGTAGTACCAGCACCTCATCTTCAGTAAACGTCTGCGTGCCGACTGTGTATGTTGTTTTGCCGCCAACCCTAGAAACTCGTGGAAACTCCAGGAACGTAAAGCCGGCAATATTCCTACCGCCCTGCCCCATAAAATCACCGCCAGGCTTTGCCACGCCACCGTAGTTGCTCCAAACCAAAATGTAGGTCTTCCGCAAGGACAATGTCGAGACAGCTATCTTTTCAGCAAACGCCACGGAACTGTCGGACTTGTTCGGATGGTATAGCGCGTCAATAACACAATGATCAATCTGTTCTCCATTGCCATTGATAGCAAACGGCCGCACTGTCATATACTTGTTAGCAATCGTGCGAATATTAGGATAAGCCGTCGCGTAACTGCTGGCTCGATAATGATCGAACATCGATAATCTCTGAAAAGCGGGGTCAACGCCACTCACACGTCGCTCGCCCCTTAATCCCATGGCTGTTTTAATAATTCCCATCTACTTATTGCTCCTGTATAAATAAACCGACCAAAATATCAGCTGCACACCGATAAATACCACTGTGGCGACCTTGCCGCCGTAATATAGCCAAATACAAAACGGCACGCCGACAAACATCAGCAGTCCTATCCACGCCTCGATGACAGTATCCCTGTCTGGCTTTTGAAACTTTAATTTGCGCAAAAAGTCTTTCAATTTCATATAGTCCTCTAACTGTAAATATACGGATTACATAATCCCGCCCCACTCCATCACCACTTCATGCCGCAACTGCAGCCAAAAGCCCATCAGTACAGAGTCAAATATGTCAGGAGATTTGCCGAGCCGCTTCTTGATTGATTCCTTAGATTCCAGTACAAACACCTTATCTTTATATTCGTGGTGGTGCATCTGTGCCTCTTTAATGAACTCATTGAGGAAAGGAAAGCTCTCGAGGATTTTGACCTTGCCGCTATCTAGCCCCATTGCCAGCATGTATGCCACCTGTGAACGTAAATTATTAAACGCCATCAGCTCCTGCGAACGCTCAGCATCCTCTCGGCTCTTTGGCTCGTCACCGAATGTCAGAAATGGATCAGGTGCAAAGCCAGACTTAAACACGGCAAACTCAGCACCGCGGTCTTTACCGCCATCGATAACGCCAACACCAACACCCACACCGTCAACCGCGATATTCTCGTACCCAATCGCAAAGTTATCTGAATGCTCAATCAGTAGCTCTGCCTGTTTGCCAGTTTCCATCTGCTCGCTTGAATCTTTCGTGATGCTGCCATCAATCAGTGTCAGGTTCTCCCAATCTGCCGCCACGCTACGATCAACGCCATCACGCGCCACGTCGTAGCCGGTCGTCTTACGCCCTGGCTTGTAGCTCTTGACGATCGCCTTGGCGAAAATACTCGAGCGAAATATCGTCTTGCTCTCATCTTGGTATTCCCAGTTGTTTTTGAGGTACCGCTCCACCCACCATGTCGGATTAGTCATCATAGCATCGATGTCTGATTGCATCTGCCACGAGTCCGACAAGTCGAACTCGACCACACGAATATTTGACGGCAGCGGCTCATACTTGCCATTTCCGCCGTACTTCCAACGCATATATACCTCTTTGATGTGCTCAACATCATTTGGGTTTAGGGTGATAATAGCGATGCTCGGCTGTCCGTTAGTATTGCGGCGGCCCTTACGGGATTTAGCCGTGGTAAACATCGTCAGCGACAATTCGTCAGCCTCGTCAATATGGCTAGCGCTGGCGTTGATACCCTTAATTTTCTGGCCGCTCCTATCTTTCGTCTCGTCCGCCTCCACAAAACCAATCTTTGAGCCATTGGGAAACTTAATTTCGTAGTCTTGGCCATTGTACGTGTAATCCTCGCCCTCCTTGAAGTTCTTACGATCAAGCATCGTCAGGTATGATGGAATCACCGACCGCTTCGCTGTGCTGATGTTTTTACGAAACACTGTCCAGTATGTCTTCTCGAACGTATCGCAAATGTCTATGCCGATACTCGCCGCAATATCTGTTTTGCCCGTACCCACTGCACCGATCAGGTAAATAGTATCAACCTCAGGGCAATCGTTAATAATATCGACAACGCTCTGCTGCTTTGGCTTCAGTTCTAGTGACATGAACTACTCGCCTTTCGTTTTACGCGGCTTGATGGTCGAGACAATCTTTGGCGGCTGCTTCTCACGAACGTTGACGTCCAGGTCAACGTGGTCAACTGGCTTGCCAAACGCTCGGTCTAGCATATCCTTGATCGCCTTATTATCAGGCTTCTGCGTGGCGATGAAATAATACTCATCATCCACGCCATCAAGTTCGCCGTCGAGAAATGCCGCAATCGTTTCTGGGTTAGTAACTTGCTCAGCCGGTAGTCGGTTGCCTTTTCGGTCGGTCTTTATCACAAACAGCAGCTGCACACCTGTCGCCAGTCGGAACTGTGCCTCGTAAAGCTTGTCGGCGTTTCTAGTGATTCGGTCTAAAATCCGCTGCTTCTCTTTCATACGGTCAAGAACCTTTTGGGTCTTTTTGCCCTTAACTCCGCCGCTGCCTTTCCTAGCCCCGCCATGAGTTGACGGTGACGTACGCTTACAGCCAGCCACATGGATATCGTAGTTGTCTTGCCGCTTATACTTTCGGCCGCACCTAGGACATGATTTGAAGTCGTCTTTCATGATTATAATTCTAGAGATTGACGCGTAGTTCCTTTGGTATTGACTGCTCGGAAACAGCTGAGGCGTGCACGCCATAACTATTTGCGATGAGCTGTGCTTGTATAAGAGTCAGGTCTTTAGTGCTTCGTAACTTGCGTAGCATATTCTGGTATGGTTTTTTGTTTCGATCTTGCCAAGATTGCAAGAGAATGTAGTGTGACAATGGTTTGCATTTTTGCTCGTCACCAATAATAATTGCCTGTTTTGAAATATAATAAATGGCGACCTGCCCGATCTCCTGGCGGCGTCGCCTTGTCTTGTCTTGTTTGTCGATTTTTAGCCATTTGACCATGTTTGTTATCCCTCCTCTACCTCTGAAATATACAGATTAGGCGCTGGCAATCGCGGCCTCCCAACCGCTCAATCTCACCAGCGCCTAGCTATAAAATGCTTTGACCGTTTTATCAAGCAGTCAAGCGTTCCACTTCGGTCATAAACCTCTCAAGTTATTGACTCGATAAACTCAATCGCCGCATCACAGCCTTTGCAAACAACAGTCTGGATACCGGCTTCATTGAGTGTCTTAATCCACTTCTTCTGATTTTTTGATGTCACGCCTCCTTTCTTGCGTTTCATTTCGATAAACACCAGACGATTGCCATACCACGCCTCGTAGTCTCTACTAACCGCGTAACGCTCTGCGATTGCCTTTGTCGGGACAACCACGGCCAAATCCGGAACGCCAGAACTCACGCCAAGTTTCTTATTCTTAATTCGCTGCTTGTGGCTTTTGGTGAATGTTTCGTTGGGTACTCTGAAACGCGGGTAGCCATTATCATCAAGCCACTGTACAAACGCTTCTTGCTCTTGATCCTCGGTTGGATTGTCTATGTTTGCGAGATTAGGCATCACCACTTTCTCCATCAACCGCCTTGAGGCATTCACTCGGCTCTCTCAGAAAATGCTCGGTATTTTGTAAGTCGTCCTTAAACTCAATCAGCACCTTGGTTACTTTTCGAGTTTTATATATCACAAAAATCCAAAAGAGACATATGTCGTATTGCTCCTCAAATACCCCACCGGCGACAACAGTGCCAAGCCCATATCTGTCGGGATTATTCCTTCTTTTATCTTGATAGCCGAAATACACTTTGTCGCCAACGGCAAGTCCACCATAATTAAGTTTGAAAGTTATGTTTTCTTGTTTCATTTCTCCTCCAACAACTCAGGGTTTTCGTGAATATTCCCGATGACTTCAATTTTTTCACGCAATTCAACATTACCTAGTCTTGGATAAAACGGTGAATTATACCGCGGTTCAAGACCGAATCCACCGTGAATCCATTCCACTCGATAGATTATTCCATCTCTTTCAACTTTTATCACATCCCCTTCATAAATCTCTGTACCGTTTTTGTCTTTTAGTCCAGTTGATTGCTCGATAATATAACGCTCATTATCTGGGTCTACCAAAATCCGCACATGCCATAAATCAGCGTCATTGTCATTACAGCCCTCAAATACAAATACATTGCCTAGGTTGTCTATAGCTATGTCTTTTTTATTGAGATAAACTTTTTCTTGATTATCCCAGACTCTAAATTCTATTTCACGCATTAGATTTCCTTCCCGCCCTTAAAGCACTTAGTTTGACCGACCACCCCGCCGAGTGATTTACAGCGGGCTTCTAAATTTTTTGCGTCTTGTTCGACGGTGATGCCTATCACTATAAGAGTCGCTATTGTAATAACAAGAATCAGTGCTGTTGTCGCTAGATCTCTGAGTGCTCGCAGCTCGTTTGCTCGTTGGCTGTTGTTTGATTGCTCATTGTCTTTCATTATTCTCACCTCTGTTATTTTTGTTGACTGTTGGTTGATTGGGTCTTTTCCCTAGCTCATCGAAAGGATATATGTAGGTGTCACCGTACGTATAAGTAACTTTACAGCGCTGTCGTTTATCTCGATGCATTGCTACATGACGATTGATGCCAAGGTAATGAAAGTCCTTATCGCATGTATGGCAATAGCATGATTTATCGGTACGAGTTGTGTATTTCATAGCACATCTTTGGCTTTAATCACTTCTTGGTCGCCAACAGTAGAATCAGCGTTATAGATCTCATCGACGTAATAGTCTATTACGTCTGGAAAGTCTGCTCTGGCCACAACCTCTTCGCTCGTGGCAGCCTTCCTAGCTTCATTCTCAGTTTCTGCCTCAACAAAAACTTTACCTTCTGTAACTATTCGAACGTTGACTTCGTAAATCATTGACATCTCCTTGTCTTATTTTGCCTGTAGAGCGTGTTTTTTAGATAAAACGTTCTACAGGTTCAACCGCATAACTGGTGGCTATATAAGGTGATGATTTGACGAGAGGCTCCAATCCTTCACGCGTTAGCAATAATGCTACTGTAGCGCCGTTTCAGTACTCGTATAGTCACATCCGCGCACCATAAAGGTGACGTCTAGCTCATGTTTCCACAACCGATTTGTTTCATGAGCCACTTATATAGCCAGTTGATAGCACAAACACAGATGGAGGCGCACCGGTAAGACTGTCCTCCGCCCTTCGAGCTGCTAAACTCTTTAGTCCCAAGTCATTTTAGAGCGTGTGAGTGGTTGTTTATAGACAAATAACGCTTAGCTACTGCGTACCCAATCTATAACCCTTAAACCTAGTTCTCTAAGGTGGGGTGCACCACCAACTGCGCTTGTGCTACCAGTTGAACAGACGATACACGTTGCACTGCGGTTGTATGAGCCCGACTCACAACGTTTCACGATTTTCTTGCACGCCGGGTGGGCTGGCGTACGGCGGATAAGGATTGTGCATATCATCTGCCCAGTTATGCGGTTGAATTGTTAATGTTCACCCAGTTTATTAACGTGCGCCGTCAGATTTTATAGGCGCAACGCCAGCCACAATCTCGTTTCCATCCCAGGCATAATCTGGCGAGGATTTTATCAAGATTGGCTCGTTATGCTTGCCGACATGAATAACTACGCCGCCCAGCATGCCATCACTCTGCTTAAACTGTTGCAGTGCCTCAATAAGCAATTTAGGATTGACTACGACCGATTTGACAGGAAACGCCTCTGAACTTTTTTGTTCGACGAACGGGCGTGTCTCCGGGAAGCGCAGCTCGGTTTGCTCCTGGAATGGAATCTCAGCTTTGATCGGAAAACTCTCATCAATCGGCACCATTTCACCGTACGAATTTGTGCGAACAATGATTTTGCCGTCATGAACATACGCTCGGTCAAGGTTAGTCTTCATGACTTTATCAGCAGCAGCGAGAACGCTCTGCGGGATGTTCATTGAGCAGGCTTTTGCACCAGGCTCTGCATCGACCTCGCGACGAATCAGCTTATAGTCGTCTGTGGCGATGAGTGTGGCTTTGTATACACCCTTCTCCTGCTCGACGACCTCCAGTCTGACATTTTCCAAAACCCTATTCTGTGGCGTTGGTTTCTGCGCCATTTTATACACAGCGATCTGCTGCTTGGTCAGTGAAACGATGCTACTCATTTTTCCCACCAAAATCCTTTCTGCTCAGCCGCAGTCTCAGGTTGCTTTTCACTGTCCTGTAAGCTGCCGGCTGGCTTATTGTTAACTCTTACTGCGATGTCCACGTCCCGAACGCCGTGCTCCAATAGCCATTTTTTAGCTTTCTTGGCTGCCACCTCCGTTTCGTAAGTTTTAGAGTGCGGCTTGTTTTTCTCGTCGCTCCAGCGAACGGTGAATGTGCAATTCATTAGAGACATTACATAGACTCCAATTTCTTACGCTTGCGGCGTTGTTTCTTGCGAAGTGCTTTTTTAGTCATTTGGATCCTCGATCGTGCCGCCAAGCAACTCAAGTCGCTCGGTAAATTCTCGTTCGACATCTTTAGCTCGAGGCGTAAGACCAAATGTCTCAAATCCAATGCTAAACTCAAACTTGCTTTCGTTTAGGTCAGGTATGCTCTCATACCGAAGATTGAATCGTCCGCCATCAATGTCGGCGTTGACTAATCTATACGCCTGCTTGCCAATCCAGACCATATGTGGAATTGTGGATCTTATCATTTGTTAATCTCCAAACCTCTCATACATGCAATTTTCGTGCATATCTGGATAATTCTTTCGCTCAGCGTCAGATTTGATGAGTGCTAAATTGCACATACTACATCTGCCGTACGGTGCGGTTTTTTCAAATTCAGCCAGCTCGTCATCCTGCTTAGGTCTACGCTTGCTGATTCGGCCGCAAATCCGAGCTGCCTCCCGATTGAGCGCAAAGCCTGTTTTGTTGCCTCTTGACCTCGATCCGCCTTTTCTGCCGATTTCACGGTAGAAGTTTGGATTTTTTGCGAGATTTGTCGCGGCAGCTTTCTTGCCGCCACTCTTCGTTCCCATCATAGCTCTCCTTTCATTTATTAAAATGGTATTTCGCTCAAATCAATCGGCGCGTCGATGTCGACATCCTCGCTTGATTTCGCTGCTTGATTGGTCGTTATGTTTGCCACTTTAGCGTCGTCTTCAGCATATCGCTCAGTCGCCGGTGCGGCGTTATTGCTGCCCTTAGCGTCACTCAAAAGCTGGAACTGATCGATGATAACCTCGGTAGCTTTGCGTTTGATATCGTCCTTTTCCCACATTCGTGTCTGCAAGCGACCAGTGATACCAATCTGCTTGCCTTTCGGTGCGTACTCTGCCAGCAGTTCAGCTGCTTTATTCCAGGCGACGCAATCGATAAAGCTTGCGTCGGCATCTTTGCCGTAGCCGTCAACCGCTAGTGCGAATGAGGCTACGGACTTGCCGCTGTTAGTCGTTTTGACTTCAATGTCTCGGACAACACGGCCGATGAGAGTTACTGTGTTGATTGCTGCCATATTTAGAAACTCTTTTCTTCGCGGATTTCAACACCTGGGATTTCACGTAACCCATTGGCGATAGCTTCGCGGATTAATTTGTCACTTGGCTCGCATAATGAGCGCGGCACCTGCGACGGGTCGATTACAGTGAACACTGTTTTGGTCTTGACGCCAGTTTTGACCTCCGGCTTCGCTTGTCGTGCCTGTTTCGCCGCTTCTGCCTCAGCTGCCATTTGCTCGCGTCGGCGCTGAGCAGCCAGCCTTGCTTGTTCTGCTTCGTTCTTTTCGGCGGTACTAATTTCGTCTTTGCGGGTCAATAGGTCATTGACAGCCGTAGTAAACGCCAGCTTGATTTGCGCGTTATTTTGGTCGCTCTCTGGCAGCTCTGAAAAGATTTGCTTCAGCTCTGCGCCTCGTTCGTCGCAGGCTTTCATCGTTCGAATCGACCTGGCATTGGTGTCGAACTTGGCAATGATGCCGGCAACGCGCTCCGCCTCTTCGCGGGCGATTCGCTCTTGCTCTTCCTGATACGCCAGGATTTTACCGCCGATTGTCCGCAAAGCTTCCTCGGCTGGTGCCAACACATCTTTTTCGGCAGCGATGAATTGCGACTTGACCGAATCAAAGTTGCGCGTTATTTCTAGGCGTCGATTCTTGACGTCGGTGCGGTGCGCGGTGATAGCTTTGCGCAAAGCGACCGCCGACTTTGCCGTTTCAGCATCGGTGACCTCTTGAGCATTTGCTTGCTCCAGCAGATCGATTGATTGAACTTTCAGCGGCGAGATTGTCGCCACTTGAGAGTCAACGTATTGCTGCAAACTGTTCGATTCCATTATCTTTTGCTCCTATCTGCTTCAGATTCACCAAGTTTCGCGCCAACCATCTCAACTCGTGAGCGTGGCACTTCTGGCGAAGCTGCTGCTTTAATTTGTTCTTTACTGGCGATTGTCGGCTCGCTGATAATCCAAGCGTAGTCAGCGTCGCCGCGCACGCCGTTGACGATTTTGTCGAAATTCGGCTCGATGTACTTGCCGAGCCGACCGGTACGGTCTTTGGCGACATACTTGTCGCTGGTCGGGTCAACCATGATGACGCGCTTGGTTTCGCCCTCGGCGTCGCTAACGGTTGTCATGTACCCGACGATATCCACGAGGTTAACCAGCTCTTCCGACAACCTGGTGGCGATCATCGGGCGCTTAATCATGCGCCCCTCGTCATCGCGCTCCTGAACGTGCGCCACGATAACGATGTGTTTGCCGCTGTCGCGCATGACTTTCAGAAAATTGCGCATTGTCTGCTTCAGCCAGCCCCAACCAGCCATTGTTGGGTTGCCGTCGCGTTGCACCAGCTTGCTGTCAGCCCGCTTCACCATGTGGCGCGTCAGCTTCTCCATCAGCTCGCCGATTGGGTCAATGACCACCGTGTCATAGTTGTCGGTCAAGGCGATTTCCATGAACTCCTGGATATCCTCCCAACTCTCAATTAGCGCCACGTCGGATTCGATGCCGCGCAAACCGAAATATTTACTTCCGTTCTCGCAGTCCGCGATAATCGGTCGTGGGGCGGTCGCGGCAAATGTCGTTTTGCCAACTCCGCCCTCGCCATAGACAACCATCAGGATTGATGGTTTCTCGGCCGGATCTAAACTATTAAAAACTTTCATCTTTCTCCTCTAGTAGCTCCAATCGCCCAACTCCAAGACTTCTTCAATCAAGAAATTAGGCTCTTTGTCGCCAAACTTTACGATTTCATCTACACAAGTGCGCAGTTTTCGTTCGCCAGCTTCGACAAAGTCGATACCTGCAACCATAAATTGCACGCGGTACGGCGCGACCGTTTCAACAACGCAGTACACGAATTTGACAAGCTGCGTTTCGATACCCAGGCTCGACGCCGTTACCAGCGTGTAGTTCGCAGCCTGCAAATCGTAGTGCATCGACTGCGCCGTGCGGTGGAACTTATCAAACTTAGCGGTCGTTTTAACATCGGTGATAATCGCCGCTTCGTCGTTGCGAATCAGCACATCGGCTTTACCTTTCAGATTGACACCCTCGGAGGTCGAGGCGAACATTTCATGCTCGAATGTCGCGCCCTTGGCGTAGATATACCGCGCCGACAGCGGGTGTTTCTCGATATTGTCGATTATCCGGCAAGCGTCGCCAAACATCGCCTGCGTGATGATGTATTTGCCAGCCGCCTTTTGCTCGTCGCGCCACTCTCGAGCGGCTTTAGTGCGAAAATCCGGAAACTCGCTAATTGCGAACTTATCCTCGCCGCCCAGTACCAGCATGTGCACCAGCTGACCCAGGTCGATAGCTTTGCTATCTGGCTCGTCCAGGTCGCCGCGCTTTGCCGCCACCGCGTAGTCGACGCCAGAATCCAGTATTAGCTTCATCGACGAATACGACCACTCTGGGCGGGCGTAGTAGTCAACGGCTGTCATTCAGCCTCCCCCGCCAAAGCTCGATCAAGAAATGTCGGATCGATTAGGTTTTCCAATTTTTCAAACAAACTATTTTCGTCCATAAAACTTTCCCTCAATCCACTTCATGCCTTTGTCGAAAATCCGCAGCCACTTCGCTGCTTTTACCGACTTGTCAAAATCGTGGTCATCTAGTTCGCGCAGCTTGTCAATCACCTTGTCAAGAGGCTCGCGTTTATGCACCGGCACCAGCTGAACTGGTGACGACATCACGTTTACGTGTATCTTCATCGCCAAATCTCCTTTCGCGATTTTAATTCTTGTATAGCTTCGTCGAACGCACCGTTCGCAAACAGCACGATTGCCAGCACCGCGATTGCTACGAACTGCACCCAACATAGACGCAGGTCTGTTGGTTCGCTGATTGCGATTATCGCGGCTGGTAGTCCGACTACCCAACTGATAATTTTTTTGACCTGTTTGTTTTTCGCTGCCATTTTTCAGCTCCTTTCGTTTAGTGCATGAGAGTGCTCGCAGTCACTCTCATGCTGGTTGGATATCTTCGCCTGTATTTCCTGACAAATTGAACGTGGTTGCTAATTATTCCTAGCCAACTCTCCGTTTTTGCCAAAACATACCTCTGACGTTTGATGAAGCTACAAACACTGAACGTACAGGATTTCTAGCCTCATTTTTACGTCAAATAAAAAAGAATCGACGCGAAGTCGATTCATGGTTGATAGATTTGACTAACAGAGGTAATCGCTGTTTATATCATGTAAGAATATTTCGTGATTTATATATATCAGCTTTTCGTGCAATCCCGTGCGAAAAGTAGAATCTTTAGAGAGAAAGGAGAGAGCGCCCATGCTGCGCTCCACCGCTGAGATCACCGACACAGCACCGCTCGTACGATGCTACGTAGATGGAGGCCCCGCCTGGGGTCTCCTTGAGGAGAACATCGGAACCTACAAGAGGGAGTTTGCTCCCTCTTGTAGGTTCAGCCTGGTCTGGTCCGCAGAGGGGGTGATTAAGCCCTTCTGCAAGGAGTTCGTTGTACTCAGTATCGCACGCGATACTGAGTACAGCAATGCGCTTCTGATCGTCACCTATGGCGGGTGGCGATTGAGGTACTATCCGGAGCGTCGCGGGGAGGCAATTGCCTTTCCGCGGCGCTCGATCCCGGATATCATCCGGGAGGTCGCCGCAACGGCGATCAAGAATGGAGCCTCACGCAGGCTCTACCCTATGACCCCGATGTGGACTAGGAACTAG